GTTCCGGTTTAAATCCGGATAGGCGCTCCAGTTTTTCGCGAAGTAGCTCAGATGCTTTAAGAGCTCTGGTCATGTGGACCAGGTGTCGGAACTTAGCATATTCCCTTTGCGACCAAATTTTATAACCGAATGTAGGCCAATTGGTAAGCCACTCCGTTTGGGGCGGAGTCATTGGAGATTCGACTTCTCCCATTCGGACATCTAACATATAAACAGCCTCCACGTGGCGTTAGATGGAAACGGGTAATGCCGGCTAATTAGTTCAAATAAAAATGAATTGACAATGGTTGAATTAAAGGACGGAGAATTTAAATGCAATATAATATTAGAAAAAGTATCAAAGCGGTTAAGAATGTTTTAAATGAAGCAATTGATAATCAGGAAGTTATATGACAATCAGAAGAATCAATTGGAAACAGTAATATATCTATAGAGGGGTCTTGAGACCTAGATGAAGATGAAAAGGAAAGAATAGACCAACTTTTATTTGATAATAACTTAATGGATGTACCTCTTGATTATAATAGTTCTAAAACCCTTTCAGAAATGGCAGATAAACATATTGAGACTGCAAATAGGATAAGAGAAATAGATAAATTTTTAAAAGAAAACAATGTTTATAAAGTCGATATTGATTATAATAGATAAAGGAATGTATATTGATAAAATTTAAAGGCCTTATACGTGAGGCTACTTATTCTGATGATCTTAATGAACTTATTAAGAATTTACAAAATCTAGGCGTTTTAGGAAGAGCATTAGAAAAAATATCTGCCAAAATAAATTTACAAGATTACGAAGAATTTGGTGATATAGAAATAAAGGTAATTGAAAAAATTAAAGAGATTACAAATGCAATCGAAAAGACTATTCAAGAAAATAACAAATTAATAAAACTAAAGGAAGGCGAAAATGACGGAGAAGAAATCGGAGAAAAAAGAAAAGAAGATATTGACGGAACAGGAGATATCGAATTTAAAAGCCCTGAACGAAAACTACCAGACAATTTTTAATAATTTAGGTAAAATAGCAATACAAGAAGCTTCATTACAAGCTACAAAAAATGGTCTTATTCAAAACTATTCTAAGTTGATAGAAGATCAAAAAGAAGCAACGAGCAAAATAAAAGAAAAATATGGTAATGTCAAGATTGACCTTAGAACATGGGAAATACTTGATTCTGAAATAATAGAAGAAGAATAATGACGTATTTTTTAATAATAAAAAAGAAAATTTTTTTGACAAAACAAGAAAATTATTAAAGTAAAGGAGAAAAAAAGTGCCAGCAACAGAAAAAATTACAAGCCCTGGTGTTTTTACCAGAGAAAATGATGAAAGCTTTCTTCAAGAAGGCGTTGCAGGAATAGGCGCAGCATTCGTTGGTCCATTCCAAAAAGGTCCTGCATTTGTTCCAGTTGATGTAACATCTAGAACAGATTTAGAAAAGATGTTTGGAGCATCTTATGATAAATACTTCACTCCTTATTGTGCGGATTACTATTTAAGATATGCTGCTAGCGCTAAAATAGTTCGTGTACTATGGAATGAAGGATATGATTTGGTAGCTAATGAGACGTTAGGATTAACTATAACAGGATCGTCAGGCGTAAAAGGATTGGCAGCATTCATTGCACCAACACACACAGCAACGACTATTAGTTTAGATTCTGCAGAAACTGCAAATACATTTAGATTTAGTGTTGAAAGTGCTAGTATAACTTACTCATACACAGCTTCACTATTTGAAGCAGATTCAAATTACATTGTAAATATATTGGGTACAGATCCTAGGGGCCCTAAACCTGCGTATGTACAGGCGATATTTAATGATTTTATTTCTGGATCTACAGCATCTGGTACAGCAAGTGCAGATAGTGCAGGATTAGATTTTAGTTATTCAACTACAGATCAGTATAAAACCGCAGAAACCCCATATATTCAATCACAAAATATAGACGGTGTTAACACAAATCTATTCAAATTCATAAGATTGACAGACGGTACGGTTGGTAATAAAGAAGTTAAAATTGCAATTTATAATATCAAAAAAGCAGGAACAATTCCTGGATCAGATTATGGTCAATTCTCAATTGCAGTTAGAAAATGGGACGATGTAGATAAGAGACAAATCGTATATGAAACATTTACAAATTTAACATTAGACAAAGATGCTGTTAATTATTTACCTAGAGTAATTGGTGATAGATATGGTATATGAGATTCAACAAACAAAACTATGACATATTATGGTAATTATGAAACTAAATCTAAATATATTAGAGTTGAAATGGCGACTGAAGCTATTTCACCACAATGGATTCCTTTTGGATTTGCTCCGGTAAAACAACCGCTAGAACCAACTCTAGCTTTGTGTCCAACTGCTTCATTAAAAAATGATCTACTATATTTGAACGAAACTAATACTAATGTATATTATGGATTTGATTTTTCTAAAGATGACGCTAAGGCGTATTTAGCACCTATACCAGCAAACGCAACGACTGGTAGTAATACTGCATTTAAATTAGAAAATATATTATGATCTGCATCTATGTATATTACTCCATCATCATCTGCAACATATAAAAAATTCGTAGTTCCATTCCAAGGTGGATTTGATGGCGCAAGCCCTACACAAGAATTATCTGTAGGAACAACAATTTTATCAGCTACAAATACTCAAGGATTTGACTGTTCATCAACAACTGCAACAGGTACACTTGCATATAGAAAAGCTATAGATTCATTAGCAAATCCATTTGAAGTAGACATTAATCTATTATTTATGCCAGGTATTACAATAAATGAACACTCTTCAGTATATAACTATACGGAACAAATGATCGAAGATAGAACAGATACATTCTACGTAGCAGATCTAGCTGCAAAAACTACTACAATTTCAAATGCAGTATCTGCTGTTGAAACTATCGATTCAAACTATGTAGCTACATACTTCCCATGGGTAAAAATTAAAGATAGAAATACTAATAGATACGTTTGGGTTCCACCATCTACAGTTATAGCTCACGCTATAGCGTATAATGATTACGTTGGATACGAATGGTATGCTCCAGCTGGATTCAATAGAGCATCATTACCAATGGTAGTTGAAGCTGAATTCAGATTAAGTAGTGAAAATATTAGTACATTATATGATGCAAGAATTAATCCATTGGCAACATTAAATGGACAAGTTATTGCATGGGGACAAAAAACATTACAAGCACTACCGAGTGCATTAGATAGAATATCGGTAAGAAGACTGTTAATTAATCTTAAAAAATTCGTATCTTCTATATCACAATATCTAGTGTTTGAAAAAAATACAGATGTTACTAGACAAAAATTCATCAATAGAGTTACACCGTATATGGAAGATGTTAGAAGTAAACAAGGATTATACACTTTCCAAATTAAAATGGATGAGGAAAATAATACACCTGATGTTATAGATAGAAATGAATTATATGGACAAATATGAATTCAACCAGCTAAAGATGCAGAAACTATAATTATAGATTTCAACATAACACCAACAGGTGGTACATTCTCAGCTTAATAACCGTAAATGTTAACAATATTAGAGCCGGATTCGTTCGGCTCTTTTTTTATTTAAAACAACTATTTTCTGATTAAAAATCTATAACTACTTATAATTATATTAAAGGGATATTACAGATATTAAAGTAGCATCACCAAAATAATATGAGGAGAAATTCAATGGCAGATAATGTAATAACAGCTGAAGAGCTTATGTTCTATAATTTTGAGCCAAAAACCAAAAACCGTTTCATCATGTACGCAGAGGGTATTCCGGCTTTTGAAATAAAAACTACAGATTTTCCAAAAGTGTCTAGTGAAATAAATACATTAGACCATATAAACGTTAAAAGATATACAAAGGGTAAAACAGAATGGGATCCAATAAATATAACTTTGTTTGATCCAATAGCACCACAAGCATCACAATCAGTAATAGAATGGTTACGTGTAGCACATGAATCACTAACGGGTAGAAATGGGTATTCTGATTTTTATAAAAAGGATGTAACAATTTTTATTCTTGGACCAGGTGGAGAAAAGATTGGTAAATGGGTTCTTAAAGGCGCATGGCCATCAAGTATTGATTGGGGTAGTGGAGATTGGTCAGATGGCGCACCAGTAGACATATCAGTAACACTACGTATCGATTTTGCAATATTACAATATTAATCTAATACTGTAATAATTATTTTAAATAACTCTCTTATGATTATATATATACTAAGAGAGTTATTCTTTTTAAAAACTATAGTGAGGTAAAGTTATGGAAAATGTAATAAAGAATCTGTATAATGGTAATAGGGTTACCGTAAACGGTTTACAAGAAGTAGCAGATTTATTAAATAAGTATAACGATGTCCATGGACCACTATCCGCGCATAAAACGGCACAAATACGAAATTTAATAGAAATAAGAAAATAAGGAGTTATAAATGGAAAATGAAGAAAAAAAGTTTCCTACTGCAATTATTGATTTACCATCTAAAGGATTATTATATCCTGAAGATAGTCCATTAAGATCTGGCAAAGTAGAAATAAAATATCCTACAGCTAGAGAAGAAGATATTTTAACAAATAAGACCTTTATTAATCAAGGTGTTGCTGTTATAAAATTTGTTGAATCTTTATTAATTGATAAAAAGGTAAAGTTAGACGATATGATAGTTGGAGATAGAAACAAAATAGTTTATGCTGCTAGAATATTAGCATATGGTTCTAAATATAATACAGAGATTAGATGCAAATATTGTAAGACTGCTAGTAATATAGAAGTAGATTTAAACAAATTCGAGGATATTGAAATTGATGAGAACCTGTTAAAAAATTCTGGAAACGAGTTCGAATTTACATTGCCTAATTCTAAAAAAATTATTACCTATAAAATATTAAACGGGCACGATGAAAAAATGGTAGATATTATATCGAAAAAATTTCAAAAGAAATTTAAAAATTCTAATGAATTGACTAATCGATTAAAGGCAGCAATATTATCTGTAGATGGTAATGAAGATAAAGAATTTGTAAATACCTTTATAGACGATATGGTTTCACAAGATTCGTTGGCATTCAGAGAAGAATATAAAACAATATCACCAAATATCGATACCATACTTGCATATGAATGCGAAGAATGTGGATATGAAGGAGAAGTCCAGTTACCACTGGACATCGGGTTTTTTTGGCCTTCCGCTAAATTATAATATAGTATTACATAATAACATATATGAGTTAATACATATTGCAGGTTTTACACATACAGATGCATATACGCTCCCTGTGCACTTAAGAAAGTTCTACTATAATAGATTAAAATACGAAATGAACAATCCTCACGGGCACTCTAGTAACCCCGTGGGCGATACAGGTAATACACCATTAGCCAATAGCCCGTTCAATCTGGACGGGACAATTAAAAAACTTCCAAATTCGAAAAAGGTGTTCACACCATTACGAAAAGATACATTTAAACTTAAAGCCTAGTATAATCTAGGCTTTTTTATTTTATCTGTTTTTCCAAAAAAAGTATAGTTATATAAGAAGAAGTATATTTTTAAAAGGGAAGAATATGGCAAAACAGAAAGATCGCGGTGATATTAGAAAAGAAATTAAAGAGTATATGAAGGCTAAGTATGAAGAGCTACAAGTCAATGAAGATATCGAGAAATCTGTTAAAAGAACTGAAGCGACTAATGATCTAATTCTTGATGTAGTTAAACAACTTGCCAAAGAATTAAAGGATGTAAATAAACAGCAAAGAATACATTATAATACTGCTTCGGATGTATTAGTACAGATTAACAGAATAAAGGAAAATATAGAAACACAAAATTTTTCAATTAGAGAAACTATAGATCTTACAGAAGATTTATCAGAAGCCCGTGCAACTATGGACTTTTTAAGAGGTATAGATCAAAAAGAATTAAATAAAGATCAATTAGCACAATATGAAAAAGATGCAAAAGCTGCCGAAGAAAAACAAAACGCATTAACAGAATTAAGAGATTTAGTTAAAGATTATAATAGAAAATATGCAAAAACAAAACAATTGACAGAAGAGCACGGTGGAATAATAAAGAAAATAAATGATTATTGAGAAGATATAGTTACATCTGTTTCTGTTATGACAGATAAAATAGCAGCTGGTATTGTAATAACTAAAATCGCGGATGCATCTGGTGTATTTTTAAAAAATATTGCAAACTTGGTTAAAGAAACTGGATTGGGTGTTCAGAATGCAGCAAAACTTGGTGTAGAAATGGGAAAAGCACAAATTGGTGCAATGTTTTGAGGTGTATCAATGCAGCAAATTAAAGAAGCTACAATTGGAATCACTTCAGAATTCGGAACAATAGCAGATGTAAATAGTAAAAATATAAAAGATGCAGCATTATTAATGAAATGATATAATTTATCTGGTGGAGAAGCAGCTAAGATACAAAGAATTTTTACTCAAATTTCTACACAATCTAATGAAACGGCTGGTGGATTAGTTAAATCTGTTAAAGCAGCTTCAAATTTAGCAGGCGTATTACCAGCTGAAATATTTAGAGATATTGCTCAGAATGCTGAAGAAATTGCAATGTGATCTAACAATATAGATCCTGGATTAATCAATGCTAGTATCACTGCAAGGAAACTAGGATTGAATTTAAATACATCTACAAAAATTGGGCATCAATTATTAGATATCGAAACATCTATAACTAAAGAATTAGAAGCTAGTGTATTATTGGGTAGACAAATAAATCTTAGTCGTGCAAGAGAATACGCTTTAATGGGTGATATTGAAGGTGCAACAAAAGCAGTGGTTCAACAATTAGGAACGGTCGACCAGTTTAATAAATTAAATATAATTCAAAGACAATCATTAGCTGAAGCTATTGGAGTCAGCGTTGATGATTTATCTAGAATGGTAAATAGACAAGATATGTTAAATAAATCAACTGGAAAATTTAGTCAAGTTTGGGAATGAATAAAAATACACACGGGAGGAGTTCAAAAATTCTTTTCTAAAGACAATTTAATATTTATGGGAGCTATGGCAAGAACGGCATCTGCTTTGAATTTTAATTTTGCAGGTATTGCTAATAAAATACCAGGAATAGGAAAAGGTTTAACAAACATGGTTAGTAAATTATTTCCTGCCAGAACAGCGGCTGAAGGTATGGGAAAAACAATAACTAAAACTAGTGATGGACTTTCAAAATTCGGTGGCATGGATCCAACAAAGATGATTAAAGGTGCAGCTGCGATTGCTATTTTATCAGCAGCATTAATTGGATTTGGATTTGCAGTTGAAAAAATATCTAACAATCTTAAAGGAGTAGTACCTGCAATCGTTGCACTAGCCGCATTAACGGGTGCTGCATTATTATTAGGTGGTGTTGGACCGGCAGTATTAACTGGAGCTGCAGCAATTACAGTGTTATCTATCGCAATGATGGGCGCAGCATTAGCCTTTCAAAACTTTGGTATAGGTATGGAATTAATTAAAGATCCATTAATTGAATTAACAGATAATGTTACAGGCGAAGAATTAACTAGCATCGGTTTAGGATTAGGAGTATTGGGCATGGGGATGTCAACTTTAGGATTATCTACTGGACCAATGTTATTAGCTATTCCAGCTCTTATGATCGTTAGTAAAGTATTTGGTGGTATCGCAGATAATTTATCAGAATTTACAAAATCTGGAATATTAGTAAGACCAGTAATAAAATCAATACTTACCGGTATAAATGATCTATTGGCTAAAAAAGATGAGGTTAAAGAATTTGGAAATATTTTAAAAACATCGTTTAGTGGACTTGAAAATATCAATATTTCATCAGATATTGGAAATATTTTAAAGACAACAATTAGTGATCTTGATAATGTCACAGCAACGATTGTTCCAATTATAGATACTTCTGTTTTAGATGAGTCTTTGAATAAGTATTTTGTTGGAATTAAAGACTTATTGAATACTTCACTAACTGTTCCTAAAAAGGAATATGAAGTATCACCAATAGTTAATAAAGGTACTCAAGAATATTCTCCAGTTACAAATAATATTAATAAGGAAACCGTTGTTAATAAAACAGAAGTAATTAAACAAGATAATTCGCAAATAATAAAAAGATTAGACACTTTGATAGCCTTAAATAAGAAAAATATTAAAATATATTTAAGTCTTAAAAGAGTAGATGAAGAGCATGGGAAGTATACCGATGAAAACTCTGTATATTAATGGAGATTTATTATGCCTATTGTAAAAAATATTGCTAATTTAGCAGCGTATTATGATGTTCCAATTGAAGATCAATATGATACATTAAAAAAAACAAATGCAGATTATAGATTATTAGAAACTGATCACTTCAGTGATACACAAGGTAAGTGGGGTAAAGGTACAACACCATTGGGATTCAAAATGAATATGAAAGAATCCTATTTATTAGATTGTGATTTAGAAGCACAATCAGTTCCACCTCCTCTAGAAGGAGTATTTAATGGTGTTAACTTCCCAGAAAATATAACACCATTTTCAAATAAGAATTGGTTATTTATGTATAGTGATCCAACACCTAAAGAAATCAAAGCTCAAAGAACACCGCCTCCTCTAGAAGGAGTATTTAATGGGTTAAATGAACCAACTAATCTAACC